TTTTTTGCCATTTCATAAACTTCATAATACCTTCCTTGAAATCCATGTTCACATGAAGATAAAATATTATGTCCTAATTCAACTGCTCTTTTAGCATAATCCTCAATTACCATAGCACTATCAGCAGTAAAAATATTACTATCTGAAGTGTGCTTATGGTAATTTTCAAATGATATCATTTATTATCCTCCTTCTAACTAAATAAATCTTCCCATTCATCATCTTTTTTAGTTGTACCTAATTTTAGTTTCTCATAGAACTCTTGTAAATATTTGCAGGATTTTCTGTGTCCGCACAAGTAACTACAGAAAAAGCTATCTCCATCAATATCCATAGGTTTCCATTCGGATTCCTTAGTTGAATCTTTGCCAATAATACTTTCATGCGTATCTTTTACAAACTTCATAAATTCATCTTTAGTTTCTTCACTGAACTCATATTCAAGGATACAATCTTCTAACCAATACTTATCTTGAATCTCTTTAGGTAAGTTCTTTATATTATTATTTTTGACTGATTGAGCAAGTAAGATATCAACCTCAAATTCTTTAGTTCCTAATTCCTCCAATTCCCTTTTTAACATACTTTTTGTAGTTTTATATGTATTAGTGCCTTTTACTTTAGTTTGTTTATCAGTTCCTATTTCTTTAACCCATTTGCCCCTATTAACCATCTTTTTATGGATCGTTCCATTCTTCATTTCCCAACAGATGTTTAAGTATTTTAGCATATGCCATGCAATCTTATCAACAATATATTCATCTTGTTTTGCTATACCATATAATACTAATTGCCTTCCTGCTCCAATTAACTTCTTTTTATCGAACTTACTGCTTGTTTTGAAGTCAATAATATCAATATGGTTATCTTCAAGTTTTTCGACCATATCAATATATCCCTGTATGAAGACTCTTGGCATTATTTCAAATATAAAACCTTCCTCAGTAACATATTTACCCTCTTTCGCTTTAAAATTCTTGGCAAAGTGTTTCATATCAGCTACCCATGAATTCCTAATCTTATCATTCATAAAGGTAACACCTAGCATGTCTAGCTCTGAAAGCGTAGTCTTCAATGATTTTGTTAAGTTGACTACTTCACCATTATATATCATTTCTAAGTCGTTGTGTATATTACTTCCACAAACACTGTAAATATTATCTATTCCCCTATTTTTCAACACATATGTATTATAATAACCATATTCACACTGTTTAAATGAGTTTAATTTACTGAAACTATAAACTGTATTGCCCTCTTCGGTTAGTTTTTTTACTATTGGTTCTAATTCTCTAGCCAAATCACATTCTCCTTTACTAATTGAGATATTTTTTTATTATCCTTGAGGTCAAACAATGACATTTTAGACGCTTTTGGCAAACACGATGGATTGAAGTACCCTATATCATACTTAATAAAACTATTTTTGAACTTATTACACTCAGCGATTATCTCTGATTCTTCAATTCCTTCATCCCAAGCAACAATAATCTTCTTTGGCATTAATGATTTGATCAATTGCACTTGAATTGTGGAGATACTATGACTTCCTATGGATACAACATTATTTATATTTAGACTCTTAGCAATTAAACAACTTTTTTCTGCCTCACAAATCCATACAGTTTGATTTACTATATGTTCATAATTCTCACTGAATCCATATATGCCATAAGACTTAGGAAATGGAATAACAGCAAGATATTTTGGTATCTCATCACTAATATCATCCTCATTTAGCCTACCAATAACCCCAATCAACTTTCCCTCTGAACTTCTCCAAGGAATTGTAATTCTTGATGTTTCTAGATCGAATCCTATATTGAACTGTTTTTGAACATCTAAGTTAATACCATCATTGAAAAATCTCATATTCGGTCTAGATGAAAACTGTTTTAACGTATCCTCTGAATGTGTTTCAACTTCTATTTCATTGATTGAATAATTATTAAGAATCTTTTTATAAAATGCACCAAAGGGAAGATGAATGTTTTTATGGGGGATTAAGTCTAAGTTAAAGAAATCGCTTATGTAATCAAGTGTACATCTGAAACTTAATCCTCTATAGGATTGTAGTAATGAGATGACATTACCTCTAGTATTTGTACTGAAACAAACATAACCTAGCGTCTCAGCATTGATCTTAATGGAAGTGGGATTTCTCCCTGCTTCCCTCGAACACCTAATCTGATTCTTTGTTTTGATATAATTGATATTCTCAAAACCTGAGTCAATCAACAACTCAATAATATGTTCTTTATCCTCTTTTAGAAATTCTTGGAGTGAAATTAGATTCATACATAATTAACTCCTATCATGAAATGGGGTGCAGTAACCAATTTCTTTCCACAAATTATATCGTCCATTAAATTCATATAGTATCGTTTGTGAGTCTTCATCATTTCTGGTTTTATCTAAGAACAGAATCAAATATTTTTTATCTGGGAGCATAGTATAAGATTCTTTAATCTTTGTGTATTTACCCTTACTATCCTTTTTTAAATTGTATGGCTTAATATCATATTTTTGACCTTCCATCTCATCTTCCCATACTTGCCTCATGTATACCATTTCAGAAAATACTTCTTTAATTTGTTTTGCATTACTCAAACATGTTGCATCCAAGTATCTTTTATTGAGACTATGTAGTGCTAATTGATAGGTAGGGATGATACACACGTTTTCTTTACTTGCTAACTGAAATAATTGCTTTGAGTCTTCAACGATTGTTTTCCATGCCTCTCCTTCATTCAAGTCAGCACTTTTAAATGTATCATATAAAAAGACTTGATAACCTTGTTTTGAAAGCTTCTTAACAATTTTTTTTACCTTAACTACGCTATATTCATAGAGTTTTACAAATTTAATACTTGAATATTTTGCTTTAATAACTGCTTTTGCTTCATATATTTTTGCAAGTTGCTCTGGAGTAAAGTTACCAATCTTTAATTTCTTACGAGTTAGATCCCAATAATTTAAGTCCAATGCCAATACACTTGATAATAAAATATTCTTAAAGTCTTTGGACTTTTGCTCATTAGAAATGATACAACACTTAACATTATTCTCTGCAACTGGCATGATCATATTGGCAAATACAAAACTGCTCTTTCCTACTCCACTATGCCCTCCAAATAAATACATATCACTCAATGGAAGTCCTAATGTCAAGTAATTCAGTATGTGACACACTTTGCCATAATCAATACCTTTAGACTCCCCTTCATTGCATTCTTCAATGAACTTATCATCAATCTCAAGAGTTTCAATTTGAATGGTATTACCAGTATTGATATTGATATTATTCAGGAGATAATCATAATACATGTAGACTTCTTCACTAGTCATTTTTTTGAATTTATCCATATTAGTTACTACATTAAATCCTTTATCATGTAGTCTCAAAAGCATATTATTCTTAACTAATTCATCATGATAAGTTTCTATGTTTTCAATACTGATTAAACTCTTCATTTCTTCGATTGGTTTATAACTGTTTCTAGATTCAAACCCATCTTTTAATACTTGATTACTCTCTAAGAATGTACATATACTTAGATTATCGAAGTTTTGATATCCTAGTTTGAACATTTGTAGCCCAATACTATAGTAGAAAATTCCATCAGTGGTTCTGATATCCCCATCTTCAGCATCAATTTTAATATTCTTAGAATAATCTCCATATAAGGATGTATCTTTATATAATGAGAAGATAAATGATGCCTCAATTATTTCACGATTTTTGATTAATTCTTCTGGGTATGTTTCTAACTTCATAGATCCTCGCTTTCTAAAAACTGTGTGATGTTGCCATGCCTAATGGGGATATGCCCGACTCTATTTAAGTCTTCAACATCAATATCATAGTTTTTAATTATTTCTTTTGCAGGTTTACAATCATTAATTACATTATCAAGGATTTTCATGATATAACTTATCTTTTGTTGTTCTTTTGCCTGAGTTAATTTATGTTCAAGTGCATAATTAATCTTTTCTGTTTGCATTACAAAAGCTGAATAAATTATTTCATATGTAAAATACTGATTTAACTCTGTAAGTTTCTTACTTAAATATGTTGAATATTCATAACCAAGGAGTGCTAATACATATGCTAGTGTTTTTTTCTTGTGTTCTTGCTCTTTTTTGTCTTTCTCATATATCTCTTGGGACTTATAATATTTATTCTTTCCTTTTTCACTCACACAATAAAATGTATCAGTAGTTCCATGCTCTTTAGTGATAGGACATACACAACTTCTTGCCATTTACATCGTCCTTTATAGATTAATTAGGGATAGGATATTTCACCTATCCCTCTATGATTATTTGTTGAGTGCTTCTACAATCTTTTTCAATCCTTCAACCGAAAGTGTCTCAGGAGATTTAAAGTTTGCAATGTTGTATTCAGTCATGATTACTTTCACTGCATCCTTAACATCATCTTTTGCTTTTGGATATTTTGATTGAATAATTGTAATATATTCTGCAACATCATCTTGTGCTAATTCTTGTTGAATTTCTGCTTGCTCTTTCTTCCAAGCAACGTCTGCTGCACTAGCAATTTCCTTAACTTCAGCTTTCTTTTGTTTCTCAATGTCTTTATCAGAAGCAGGAACTAGCATTGAGTTCTTAACGCCTGTTTCAAATGCCAACATGAAGTTTTCTGCTGATAGTTCAAGTTTCTCAGGCAATCCTACAAACCTTCCTCCTGCATCAACTACAGAAGTATGCCTGAAGTACATCATTCTCTTTTCACTAACCTGTTTCCCCTCAACAATCTCTCGCTCCATAGTAATATTGACTAGCATTTGTGATTTATCTGCAATACTACCAAAGAAGTCAGCACGTAAATTATTTGTAAGCTGTTCATAATCTTCACCAGTCATTACATCTTTAACAGTTTTTAGCTTTGTATGGCAAAGAATAAACACAGCATATCCAGCGTTTCTAAGTCGTGCAATCTGTCCATTTACTCCTTCAAGCAACCTATCTCTTCCTCTTTGAAAACCACCGAATGCGTCATTAAGAGATTTGCATACTGTTCCTTTTTCTCGCTTATGTTGTCTCAGTACATCAACTGTTCCTATCTCGATCATTTCATCTAGAGTATCTAGACATACTGCTTTAACACCATTACTTTTTTTATTTTCAACAAGATCATCTACAGCTTCAACGAACCCTCTAGCTCCATTTTCATCCTCATCTGAACTCCAATTAACAACACGTTCATATTGTAAATCATCTAAACTATGATATCCTTCTTCATTACCAAAAGAAATTAATACTCCTGCGTCAAGTGTCTTATAGTGAGCTAACAATAGTTTATAAAACAAACTTGTTTTACCAATCTTTCTTTGTCCCATAATGATATATGGAGGGTAAGAGCCTAGATCAACCTTAACTGTATTACGTTTAAATGCCATTTATTTCAACACTCCTCAAATATTTTATTATTATATTTCCATTAGAGAGGGGATAACCCTCTCTTTAAGTTCTAATTACGAGAATAAGTCTTCGTCCTCATCATCTTCTACGATTTTATCAATATCAAACTTTTGTTCAACTTTCTTTTCCTCTTTAGGTTCCTTAAATTTTTCAGTTTTTTCAACAGGTTTGAAAACATCTTCCTCAAACTCTTCAATTTTCATCTCTGTATCCATAACTCCTTCAGAAAATTCTCCAGTTAATAGTGGTTTGATTAGACGGTATTCAAAGATATTATCTCCTAGAGCATTTGATCTAGGTTTGAAATTATCTGCCGTTGAAAGGCCAAATGCTATTGCTTCTTTTTGTGCTTTAGTGAGCATTGACTCATCCCATTCGACTTCATCTGCTCCTCTAAAGATAGACATCTGCCAAGGGATATGTACATAAGTTTTGCCTTTCACTGTAATATATTTTTTCAAGAAATCAAATTTTGCAACATGCTTTTCATTCTCAAAGTCTAATTTCTTAGCACTAAGGATGAATTGTTGTGGCATGAACTTAGTTTTAACATCCTTATCAATATATTGTGAAACAAAACCACTAAGTCTAATAACTTTTTCGTCTTTAAAATCACTGGAGTCAAGTGAATCTTTAGAGTAGAAAATGTCCATACTCACTGAAAGTTTACTCTTCTCATCTTCCTTTGCAAGCCGGATAGTTTGGATAATATATTTATCATTATATTTTCCTTTGTAGTATTCTTTTTTGACACTTCCTGTAACTACTACCCTATCTGTAATTGTTGGCAATACTACATTTAAGTGCTCAATCATTTCATATCCTGAAAGAAACACTTTTGACTCTCCAAGATCAGCTTTGAATTTTTTGAAATCCGCAACCATTTTTAATGTTTCTTCACTTTCCCTAACTCCCCAAGGAACTTCAATATTATTAAAATCTAAATCCTTAGAAAAGATTTTCCCTTTGCCATCTACTTGATAACCCTCAAACAACTCTACAAATACGCCATTATGATCTGATTCCTTTACCATGAAATTAATTCTTGCCGATGCCCAAGTATCCTTTGGAGAATTTAAAAAAGTATTATGAAATTTTGATTTATCTTTTGCAATTCCTAAAGCTCCGATGAATACAAATTTACTATAAAACGCCTTTGCCATATGTACAAATTCCTTCTTTCAATTCTTATTTATATTATTTATTATTCGTGTAGGGATAAAACTATAGCAGGTGGACTCAACACTCTACAGATGGGAACGACACCCCACGCTTTTGTTTTAATAAAGCATCTTCCTTTCTTTAAATATTTACTGTTTAACCTCGTATGTATAGTATAACATAATCATGGGCATAATGCAAATAATATTATATATAATTTACAGTTCATTAATATTAGCAATAACTCTTTCAATCTCACTTCTTGGCTCAATGGAATATTCTTCATTCTCTGAATCAATACCAAAAACTAATGTTTCACCAATTTCAATGATCATCACTCTATGTGTTCCTCCACCATCTATGTAAGCGTCAACAATGTCACCAATAGTTAAGTCGCTGATATTCATTTTAATCATTCCTTTCTATATTACTTTAAAACTTCTTTTTTATAGGGTAGGTTTTATTAACTAATTATTTATATGACTTGAAGTGCCTCAAACGTAGTCATACCAAGGGTTACAGGGATTTATTGCTTAGATTTATGAAAAACTACTTATTTATGTATTTTGGGCATATTCCCATAAAATCAAAATTTCTTGTGGGTTGTTATTTATGTAATATTAGTAAATATTCAAGTCATCTTCCAGTTGAACTTTCTCAAGACGTTTATTCGCAAGTTCTATGTAATTAGAATCTGTTTCAAAACCAATCCATTTACGGTTATTTTGAATACATGCTACTGCCGTAGTTCCTGAACCAATACAGTTATCTAAAACCAGACATCCTTCATTTGTATATGTCTTTATTAACCATTCAAACAACGCGACTGGTTTTTGTGTAGGATGAATATTGCTCATTTTGTTTGCATTTGAAAATGGCAAAATAGATTTTGGATATTTTACATTTGTTTTATCTGAGCCATTATTTGTTAAACTAGCACTTCCTAATGTTTCTGTTTTATGTTCTTTTTTACCACCTCTATGCCATAACTTGCCTTCAGTCATTTGTGGATTATATATAGGTTGTTTTTTATAAAATATGCAAATATCCTCATGTTGTTTTAGTGGTTGTTTCTTTGCCAACATGGGATTACTAACCCCTACTTTATCCCAAACCAAATTGTATCTATATAATTTTAAATTACTATGTATTAGTTCACTCGTAAATGGTTGGCTGGCAGTAAGCACAATTGCACCATTATCTTTAATTACCCTCGTGTATTGCTCCCACAACTTATCAAAAGGTATAATAGAATCCCATTTACAAGCAGTAGTTCCATATGGCAAATCACAAAGTATCATATCCACACACTTATCAGGTATCAGTTTCATTCCTTCTAAACAATCCATTTGATATATTCTATTTAATTCAATTCCACCAAGTATCTCTTTCCCCATATATTATATTCCTCCTATGTATTTATTATATTTAACTTACAATCCAATTAAATTCTTAATTTCGAATTATTACCTTAGTGCATTAAATATCTCAAAAATATAGTCTTCAGATACAGGTAAAATAATCTTGTTTTTATTATTTAAATAAAACGATTCTGCCGTATCACCAAACTTATAACCCATTGCCATCCAATCACAAACCATTTCAACAGAGTACATACTTTTATCATAAGGTGTTGAAGGCTCATGGTTTAACCAATGTTCCCAATGATGAGGATTATTAGCTTTGTGATGCTCCCATGCTGCACTGAATAAAGAGTTGTCAAAGTTATCATCTTCACATGGATAAAATTTCTGTCTGTATGGGATAAACTCTTCATTAGATAATTTACTGTCATCATGCTTTTCAATTAATGAACATAAGATATGATACTTCCAGTCATCATAAATAAATGAGAATCCTTTACCTTCGCATTTTTTCTGAACTTCTTCCCATGCAAGTTTTACGTTTTGTTTATGCTCTTTTACATAATTTAAATAGTCTTGTGTTTTTTGAATAATCATATTATCTTCCTTTCTTATATTAGATTAAAATAATCGTTTTAACGGTATTTTGTGTTAGAGAAACAGAGCATATGGGAGTAAACGGGAGCATTTGGAAGGTGTATTATTTGAACTTATTCAAATTCCTCTAATCGTTCTAGATTTTCAAGCCTTTCCCAATCATCCATCTCAATTATGTCAACTAGATCAAGAATCTCATCAATGTCTTCATCGTCTGGATATGTATTTCTTAATTGGATATCTATACATTTTTCTAAACTATGAGATCCTCCACCTTCTTCATCCTCAATCATTGTACAAGTAAAATCTTGACCTCTAAAAGTTAAAACAGTTTTATCTACCATGTTCTCATATGTTCTAGTTAGTTTTGCCATTATTATTTTCCTCCTTCTTTTTATTGCTTTCACCTATATATGCAAAACCAAAACAAACTAACGCAACTAAAGCGGAAGTAATTCCTATCTCATTTCCCAATATAATATGTGCTCCTAAACAAAAAGCATCAATAACCAATAGACCAACAATTACATGTATTTTCATATTTAACCCCAAGACCTATGCATTTCTTCAACAGATTCCATACCATCATAATCACTAATCTCATATTCGATACCATCAGGTATTTCTACAATCTTTAAATTTGCACATTGTCCATTTACTTCTGCTTTTAACTCTTTAACAACTTTGATTAAGTCTTCATCGTTTCTTTTAAGGTTATTATTGTTGTAATAAAATTCATTTAATTCTTCACTTGTAATAAACTCTCCAAAATCTTTTGTTACTGCATGAGTAAATAAACTTCTTTCTTCTAAATCATTAACCTTTTGATATTCATCTATGCCTTCTTTGAAACTATATTTAGTTTGTTTATAAAAGTAAATTTCTTTTCCCTGCAATTCACCTAATCTTTTCTGCCCTTTGAGAGATAATCCAAATCCACCAAAGCATTTATTAATTACTACTTTCATATTATTCTCCTCCATTACTTAGAATTTCAAAATCTACACTTTCAGAATAGTATCCATTAGATGATCCATACCAACGAATAGTTACATATCCTTTAATCGTTGCAAATTTGTAGAATGTCCAGGTAGAACTATCATCAAAATAATTATCATCTGTTTCTTCTTCCTCTGGTTCTTGTGACGTATCAGATACATCTTCTGCCATGAGAAGAGGACTTCCAATTAAATCATCTAACTCTCCACAAATATCCTCGATAGTAACACACTCACAGCAATCTTGTTGATGGTACATTTTGTATGTAAGTCCATCGCTTGTATGGAATAACAACTCATCATTATCTATA